TTCCGGCAAAGATCGCCGGCGTCGTGACGTTGCGATGCTCCAGCCCGCCCAGCCGTGCCGTCTCGACCCGCCAGGCCGCTCGCCACCGCTCGCCCAGCCAGTTCCCTTCGGGATAGGGGCAAGCGCGGATCGACAGGCCGCCGGCCGCCGCGCGGCGTCCCATATCGCTGGCCGGGTCCTGGTTCCAAACCCGCGCCGGCATCATTCCACCTCCGGGCCGCGCAGCGCCCGTGCACAGGTCATGTACTTCGCCGATGCGCCGATGCGATGCCGCTTGACCAGGATGGCGCGGAGCGTGCGACCGGGGAGCAGGGCCGGCATCTCACGGGGCCGCAGGTCGTCCCGGCGCAGGACCTCCAGCTCAGCCTCCGACCAATCAACGCCATGCCCGCGGTTGCGTCGGCTTGATTGCGGCGGCTCTAAAGAAATTGTTTCCCGGGAAACAATTTCTTTCGGGATGTTTCCCGGGCCCCATTTCAGGCGAAGCTCGGCCATCGACCTGATGCCGCGGACCTGCCCGCCGGAGCCTTGGCGAAGGTGGGTCATCAGAGTTCCTTCCACCCGCGGCCGTGATGGAAGAAGCCGGCGCCGGACTCCCGCTCCGCCCGATTGAGTTGGGACTGGCGCCGCGCATTCTCGCGGCCGATCGCCGTGCTCTTGGCACTCTGCGCGCCTTTCGCGCGCGCCCGATGGTCCGCGCAGTAGGGCTTTCCGGGCTCGACCGGTTGGCCACAGAAGCGATGACCCTGGGGGCCGCTCTCGACCGGCCAAACGCATTGACCGGAGCCGAGGACCGGCATGGGCAGTGCGGTCCCGTCATGGGCGATGGGCTTCACCTTGGCGAAGCGCGACGGGATGACGACCGGCGGTTCTTTCGGTTGCGGCGCGGGCGACGATGCTGCCACCGCCTCGGCCGCCGCGAGCCGCATCGCCTTGACCCCGGTGACCTTCGGCGCGCCGGATTCATCCCGTCGGGCGTAAGGCGCCCGCGGTTTCGGCGCATGCTTCTCGCGACTGCCGCCGCCGACCGGATTGCCGAGGTCGGGCAAGCCCAGCCGGTGCGCCTTGCCGATCACCGCATTGCGGGTCATGCCGACCGCCAGCCCGATCGCGCGCGGCGTATCGATGCCCCAGCGCGCCCGCAGATACTCGACCTGGCGATCGCCCCAGCTCATGCCGCACCGCTCTGCGACGCGCCCTTGGCCCAGCGCCGCCAGCGCTCGATCGCGACCGAGAAGCAACTGCCGCTCGGCGTGCGGTAGACCACGAAGCGCTTCTGCGCCGGAACGCTGAAGAAGGTGCGGAGAACGGCGCGGACCATTACCCCCCCCCGTGTGTTTTTGACGACGCGGTCACCCGCGCGCGGTTCGAGAGCGGGGTCGCGGTCATACTTGTCCCAAACCGGCAGCACGGGTTCGCAGGATGCGTCCGCGATCCTCATGCGACCTCGCTCTGCTCGACCGGTGCGGCAAAGTTCGCCAGCACCAGGGCGGTCGCCATCGGCGGACAGACCGAGTTCCCGCACATGCGGATCTGCGCGGTTTTGGTCAACGGCTTGCCGTTGAAGGGCGGATCGATGATGTAGCTGTCGCGGAATCCTTGCGCGCGATAGAGCTCCCGCGGCGTCAGCATCCGCATGCCGATATCGACGATGACGTAACTCTCGCCGTCGATCGTGACCGTGACCAGGCCGTGCCGCGCCTTGGCGGTCGCGGTGTGCATCGGCTCGTCGGCCGGCGCGTCCTGGCCGCCGGTGCCGTAGTATTTCTGCATGAAGGCCGCGACCAAAGCGGCATGCGTACCTTCGGCGCAGACCGAAGCCGCCGGTTCATCGGCCGGACGATCGCGGCGGTCCGAGCCCTTAAGGCTCAGCATATGGGCCGCGACCGCGGCGTGATGCCCGCCGGTCGTGACCGTCGGCATCACGTCATCCGCTGCGGCACCGGAATGCCCGGTCGTGTTGACCATCAGCGAGGCGGCGACCACCGCCTGCGTGCAACCCTTGCCGATGATGGTGGAGACAGGCTCCTCCGCATCGTGACCGACCAGCCCGGTGTTGTGCTGTGCCAGGAAGGCGGCGACCACGGCGGCCTTCGCACCGCCCGCGACCGCGGTGCCGGCTGGCTTCTCGATATCGAGCGCGCGTGGCGCCTGGCCTTCGCGCTCGCCGTATCCGGTCTGCACCATGGTGGCGGCAACGAGCGCGGTCTTGCCCCCGCCGCCCGCCGTCACCGTTCCCGCCGGATCCTCCGCATCGCTGCCGACAGAGTGTCCGAACTGGCGCTGCAGATGCGCCGCCACGACGCCAATCGGCGGTGCCCCGCCCGGGCGCTTGATGAAGCTGTTCGCCGTCACGGTCGGCACAGGATCCGCCATGTCCGAGCCGATCGAGTTCGCGCGGAACTTGGTCAGATGCGCGGCGACGACCGAAGGACCGCCGCTGCCCGTCAATGTGCTCGCCGGATCCTCCGGAGAGTTCGCCCGCACGTCAGTGCCGTGATCACTGTGCCGACTGATGAGCGTCGCCGAGACGAGTGCGGAATCGGCCTTGGCGGTGAACGTCTGCAACGGCTCGCCGCCGCCCCGCGGGCGCGACTGCCCTGCCCGCCCGCCGACGCCGACGACACTCGGCACCACAATGGCCATCTCGCCGCGATGCGCGGTCGTGACCGTGCGCGTCGGTTCGCCACCGCCATGGCAGCGATCGTCGCCATGATGGGTGATCGGCACGATGAACGGCTCGACCGCGGCGAAGGAGTTCGCCGTCGTCTGCGTGCGCATCGGGTCGTCGGGATCGTGCAACCCGTTCTTATGGGCGCCGCTGGTCATGTCGGTGCGGACGATGAACGGCTTCTGCGCCTCGAGGACATAGCGCTGGATGCCGCGCGCGATCCGCCGCAGCGTGGCCTCAGCCAGGGGTTTCTTCCGGTCGAAGATCGAGGGGCACGGCAGCGACCAGTCGATGCATTCCGCCGCGGTCCGCCACGGCTTCAGGGCCTGGATATCGCGGAGCGTCAGGCCCCGGCCCTTCGCCCACTTGGTCACGATGCCGTCTTCATTCACCTTGCCCGGCTTATGCGTCGCCTTCGGCCAGACGATCGGCGCGCCGTCGCAGCGCGCGATCAGGAACAGCCGCTTGCGAATGGTCGGCGTGCCGTAATCACAGGCCCGGAGCTCGCGGTACTCGACCACATAGCCGAGCTTCCGCAGCTCGCGCACCCAGCGCTTGAAGGTGAGCCCTTTGCGCAGAGGGCACGGCACCAGCTTGCCGCCTTCGGCTTCGATCAGCGGGCCCCAGTCGCGGAACTCCTCGACATTCTCCAGCATGATGATGCGGGGCTTCACCAGCTTGGCCCAATGCACCACCACCCAGGCCAGGTCGCGGATCTTCTTCTCGACCGGCTTGCCGCCCTTGGCCTTACTGAAATGCTTGCAGTCCGGCGAGAACCAGGCGAGGCCGACCGGCCGGCCTTTCGTCACATCGCGCGGATCCGCCTTCCAGACCGACTGGCAATAGTGTTCGGTCCGCGGGTGGTTGGCCTTGTGGAGCGTGACCGCTTCCGGATCGTGGTTGATCGCGATATCGACGAAGCGGCCGGGTGCGAGCACGGCGAGTGCTTGCTCGATCCCTTCGGATGCCCCGCCCCCGCCGGCGAAGTTGTCGACGATGATTTCATTGTCCAGCAGCACGTCGTCCCCGCCTCACCCAAATTCGGCGCCGGGGTTCCACCGGTCTCCCGCGTGCAAGTCTGAGACAGCCCCTGCGCGGTTCTTCGATGCACCGGTTGCGGCGTGTATGAAACGCCGCTAATGGGTATTGCTCACGCCTTCGACAGCAAGGCGGCTGCCTCCCGCTGTGGCAGCTTCGGCCCGGGGTTGAGGCGTGCAGCCTTCCCGGCGATGCCCTTTCTGCGGGCCTGGATTCCTCAGCTCTTCTTCAGCGCCACTTCGATGTCGTCGACTTCGTCGCGCACCTGCCTGATGCTCTTCTGCAAGGCCGCTTTCTCCGCGACACTGAGGCCCGGCCCCGCTTCCGACTGCGCGCCACGCACGCGGCGCAGCAGGTCGATCAGCTTTCCGGCCTCGACCGGCAGATCCATGGCTTCGGAGAAGAGATCGGCGACGCTGCGTGAGCGCATCGCTTCGGGCGCGCGCTCCTGGAGCTGCGCCACATAGGCTTGCAGGAAGGGCGCAGTGCCGAAGGCCTTGAGATACTCGACATCGAGCCGCAGCGCCTGGTGGATGGTCGGCTGGCCGTCCTTGTCGGGATCGGTCCAGCGCCGGATCGTCGCCTCGCCGCGATCGACGAACTTGGCCGCGACCGGCGCGCCGAAATGACGCGCGATGTCGAGCGCCGCCTCTTCGAAGCTGCGGGGGTCCCGGACCTTGGTCATGCGTGCACCGATGAGTTGGGCCGGTCCGGCGTGCCGCCGGACCGGTTTTCCGCTACGCTCGTCGGTTGTCGAGACTCAACGATGGAGCGGAAAGTGGACTTGAATGATCCAAGGCTGCGGATGGCGGCCCTCGAAGCAATTGTTGCAGCCTCTCTGGGGGGCCAGATCGCCGAGCACGAGCTCAGTGCGCTCGACCGGAACCGAGCAATCATCGACATCGCCGGCGACTTCGTCGCGGAGAACTTCGGCGATGACGGCCGCCAAGCCGTCGGACGCATCGGTGCGATTGCCGCGACGATGTCGGAGCGTTTCAGACCCCAAGGATAGGAAGAAGCGCCGCTCATTTCTTCCGACGCCTCCGCGTTTTCGGCTGCGGCTTGGCGGCGGCGGGCTTGTTCTCCTCCAGGATGCGCCGCACCCGCGCGGCTTCGACGGCTTCGCGGTAACCACGATCCCGGCTCAACCGCTTGTGCAAGTACTCCTTCACTGAGTGCTGCATGCAGTGCACGAAACCGAGCTTGTCGATTTCGGTATCGGCTTCGGTCCGCAGCAGCAGAAACTGGGGGTTGAACGAGCCGGTCCTCTCGAAGCAATCGATCTGCTGGATACGCCGTCGGTCGGCTTCGGCGAGCGCCACCTCGATCGCCGGCCGGCAGAACCAACAGATGAAGCGCGCCCAAAGCTTGCTCACGCCACTTTCTCCCGGGGATTGTCGTTGAGGCCTTGCGTAGGCGTGGCCACCTTCCCCGCATTGGATTTTCCAAGCGGGGGCAGTTCGGTCATGCCAAAGAAATCGATGGGCTGGAGGTCAACGCCGTCGGCGCGTGCGGCGAGCAGCAAAGGGACTTGCTCACCGGCTGGGATCAGACCGCCCGTCCCGCCTCGGGATCGATCGTATGTCCAATGGTAAACGCGGGCGGCACGCCGACCGAGCCAGCTGGCCACCACGGCGGCGCCGCCACACTTGGAAATGACATGCTTGGCGATGTTCATAGGGATGCGTGTTACGACATCCGGAACATAACTTCAAGGAATTTTGTTCCGAAGATCGGTACATCCGAATCACTTGTGCGCCGCGATACTTACGAAATGCGGAACAAGTGGTTGAAAGAACGACTTAAAGCGATCGGAAAAACCCAGATGGGTTTGGCCGAAGTGCTGGGCCTGCCCCGTTCTCGCGTGAGCGAGATGATTTCCGGGGAGCGGAAAATTGGCGCGTCGGAGGTCCCGACCATCGCGGCTTATCTCGAGTGGCCAGCCGATCGATTGTTGGCGCAGCTCTCGGATCGGTCGGTGCTTCCGCTCAATTTGGATCCCACACCACGGCGGATGGGATCAATCCGGGTCGTCGGTGAAGTTGCAGCTGGAGTTTTCAAAGACACGGTCCTTTACGAACCCGCTGACCAGTACGAAATGGACATTCCGACTGACCCTCGATATGGGCGCTTCAAGAAAGAAGGCCTGGCGGTCAATGGTCCGTCCATGAACCGCCTTTACCCTGAGGGTTCAATCGTTGTGGTCGTGAGTGTTTTCGACCTCGCCCAGTCTGCTGATGGGTGGGAACCCAAGACCGGGATGCGCGTGGTGGTTCAACGCATCAACGAAGTTGGGTTGATGGAAGCGACCGTCAAGGAATTGCAGATCGATGCTGATGGCCAGATGTGGCTCTGGCCGCGATCAGACCATCCGCAGTTTCAGCAGCCTTGGAAGGTGCCGGCAGCTGGCGAAGATGACTTCGATGAAACCAATGACCACCTGAGAATTACAGCCCTGGTGGTCGGAAGCTATCGACCAGAACCTTAAGCAGCCTTCGGCAGTTTTGCTCGCTTCGACTTCGCGGCCTTCTTAACTTCCATGCGGCTAAGCCAATCGCGAAGGCCCGACACCATTGCCTGTTCCTCCGGCGTTATCGTCCCGTCGGCTTCGACCAGTTGCAAGGCGTGCTCAGCGATGATGCGATAACGCTGGCTTTGGCGCTCATGCGTCACGATCGCATCCAGCGATTCCTGAAGGCTGTCCGGATGCGGCAGCGTTCGCTCCGTCTGCCTGACCAGGGCTGTCAATGTCTCATCATTGACGGCCGGAGAATCCTTTGATGCCGCCAGAGCTGACCTGATATACGACCGCATGACGTCCCGCTCTGCTGTATGCACACTGCCATCGCAGTGAGCAATATAGGCGAGGATGCGAAGGCCGCGCCTCACGATAGGCCAAAGCGGTTTCCAGGTCTCGCTCTGGTCGGCGATGTCGCGCAACATCGCGCGCAGGTCTGGAATGATTTCTCCGGTCTTGGCGTCGAATGCCGCTGAGATGCGATCCCATCGAAAGGTGCGAGGCCGCTGCCGCTCGAAGCACCATGCACCGAGATAGAAGTTGTTGAACTGCCAGACGGCGATATCTCTCACCGTCTCCACGCCCCGCGCATCCACGTACTTGATTCCGACGACGGTGTCTCGTGCGCGCTTGTCGAACGTGCCGCCGGCAGCGCGCGCGCCCGCATTGTCCAGGTCGATCTTGACGTCCATGTCATCTTCGCCGCGAGAGAGGACAGGATCCGCGACAGCGTCGCCGAAGTAATCGTCCTGGGGATCGACCGACACGGTGAAGACTATTCCCGACGGCGATGCCGGTGCCCGGTAAGGCACGCTCGCAGCGCGCTGCTCGAACACAGCCTTCCAGGCATCAGCGTCATCGTTGCTGACGGGCGGCTCGATGCTGGGCTCCGTTTTCGAGCGCGAACGGAAATATAGGAAGAGCAGCGCGCCCAGGATTGCAAACGCCGCGAGCCAATAATTTATCATTGCTGCCCTCCCCCGCTCTGCAACCGTGGATCATCGGCGATCGAGGAGGACACCCGCAATCTGGGAAGAGCCTGAATCCGCGATGTTCCGGTTATCGGAACAAACTGCTTGACGCCAATGTTCCGGATGTCGTAACACTTCACCTGTCCGGGCCTCCAGCCTGGCGTTAAGCCTCCCTGTTAACTCCCTCCGGCACCCCACCGCCGGAGGGTCTTTCCCGGGAGCCAGCACGGGGAGCCACCATGACCGACCAGACCACCGCGACCGCCGCCACGCCGAGCGCCGCCGAGCAGATCATGACGGCCGCCGGCTGGCGCCGCGAGAACATGGGCGGCAACGTCCAGGCCTGGCGCAAGGACCTCGAGAACGACGAGTTCGCGCTGATCACCGCCGACGGCGACTGCGACGCCGATCCGCTGGCGATCATCTGGACCGCCGGCCGCTATCGCAAGGATGCCGCCTATATCGACGGCACGATGTCTCCCCACCACACCAGCCTCGCCCGCGCGATCGAGCGTGTCGCCACGCTCGCCGTGGCCGACGACGTGTCGGCCGCCGGCTCGGCGGCCGAGCCGGACCTGATCTTCCAGCACCAGCCGCGCGCCGAGGACTGAGGCCCCAGGAGGATTTGCAGATGGACCGCTTCTTCGTCGATGAAATCCTGGACGCGCGTGGGGCGGTCATCAGCTTCGGCGTGATGGACCGCGAGAACCCCGACGACATCGTCGCCGACTTCTCCGAACGCGGCGAGGCCGAGACCGAAGCCGGGCTCTGCAACCAGGCGCCGGACGACTACGACGTCGAGCGGCGCTTCTGCCTCGGCATTCCCTTGGAGGCACGCGCCTGATGGGCAAGACCTCAAGCAATCAGGCGAGCCTGATCTACCCGCCGCAGGGCCCGGCCGAGCCCGCGTTCACGGCCGCGGAGATCATGAAGCCGCGCGGCTGGCGCCGCGAGCAGCGCGCCGGCGGCGTCACCGCCTGGCGCAAGGACGATCCCAGCGGCGACTATTTCCTGATCTTCGCCGGCAACACCACGGACGTCGATCCCGTGGCCAAGATCTGGACCGGCGAGCGCCGCTTCGACCGCCACGCGCCCGAAGGTGCCGAGCCGCTGGTCACCGCGACCGAGAAGCCCGCCAACCTGCTCGAAACGCTCGCGGCCCTGACGGCGACCGAGCGGCTGGCGCCGGCACCCGCCTTCACCCCACTCCAGGCGCTGCGCAACCTGGTCCTGTTCCACGACGGCGACAGCGACTTCCTCGCCGCCATGCGCGGCACGATCGCCGACATGCCGTTCGGCGAGACCTCGTTCCAGGAATCCCTCTGGCAGGTCGCGCGCGACATCGTCGCCGCGAACCCCGTCACCCGCACCGAGGAGCCGCCCGCCGCGCATGCGGCAATTGCGTCCACGCAGAAGGAGCGTAGCGCGTGAAAGCCCTCAATCCGCAGAGCCGTTTCAACCAGGCCAACCAGGGCGAGGAGCGGCGCTATCACCGCAACCGCGCCACCGACCGCGCCCGCGGCGTCGAGACCCAGCGCGAGACCCTGGTCCTCCAGGGACCGATCGCGGTCACCGCACGCATGGCGACCTTCATCGTCGAGCGCACCGCCGAAGGCGGCGGCTGCACCGAAGGCGATCTCAAGCGCGCCGGCTTCCAGCCCGAAGACCTGAAGCACCTGCCCGCCGCCGTGCGCCTCGCCGCGAAGAAGGCCCCGGGCCTGCAGGGCGGTGCGTGATGGAGCGCCCCCACGTCATGAGCCTCGCCGCATCGGCCGGTTCGCTCGGCGCCTTGTTCGGCTTCGGGTCGCACCGGATGGCGCATCAGCCTGGGCAGGGTGCCGCGCGTGCCGCCGTGCGCGAGCGTGCGCATCGTGAACAGCAGGCCGAACGCGTCGCACCCGCATTGCAGGCCTTTGCCGAGCAACGCGCCGAAACGGCCCGCCGCCGCGTCGCGCGCTGGCAGCGCGCTGGTTCGCGCGACCTGAGCGCAGCGCCTGGTCACATCAAGCGCATGTCTCGCGAGCAGAAGGTCCGCCGCTGATGGAAATCGAGGCCTCCGGCGCAGCGCTTCAGGTCCTGGCCTGGATCGGCAATCTGCTCGCCGCTGCGGCTCTGATCAGCCTCGTCTTCATCGCCCTGGTCGCCTTCGGCCAGGTTCTGGACCACCGCCGCAAGCTGCGGCGCAGGCGGCACTCGGTGATTCCTGATCACCCGGTGCCGCTCTTCCCGCCCTATCAGGGGCTCTAACCGAAAGGTGTCCTGACCATGACCAAGCATCTCTTGTTACTGGCGGCGAAGACAAAGAAAAGGAAGCGCGTCGCCCAGCTTCGCAACAAGCCGAGGCGACGTAAGCTCTCCGCCGCCGAGCAGACCGCCCCGCTCGGCACCATCGCCGAGGATCGGTTGCTCTCCGCCACGGTGCGCGAGACGGCCAGCGCCTACAACGCAGCGCTCGCCAATGCCAAGCGCGTCGGCGTCGAGGTCCAGCAACAGCTGGTCGAAGCGGAGACCATCGGCGACGAGCCGGTGATCATCGCCCAGCCGATCAAGCTCGGCCGGATCCTCCGCCGCTACTGAGGCGACCCGATGGAAACGATCCGCCCCTTGAGCAGCCGTCCGAACCTCTGCACGGTGATCGACTTCGCGAACGCCCGCGCCGCGCGCGCGGTCGGTCTGCCGATGCAGCCGCACGCCTTCAAGGTCAACGACCTGGTCGCGTGCGCGGACGGGGCGACGGGGCGGATCCGCGGCTTCAAGGCGCATATGGCCATGGTGGCGCTCGGCGGCTCCCGCTGCGGCATCACCCGCGCCGCCTCGATCTCCACCCTGCGCAAGCTGCCGGACTCCGGAGAATACTGATGCGCCGCCCCCTTCCCGTCCGCCGCCCGCCGGCGCCCGCGCTCTCGCCCGACGAGAAGCAGTACCGCCACCTGAACACCAAGGCGGACATCTGCGACAAGCTCGCGCGTGGCTATCGCGCCCAAGGCGACACCGAGCTCGCCGACGCGAACCAGCGCGAGGCGGCGAGACTGCGCGCCGAAGCCAAGGACGTCATCCGCCCCTTCATCGAGCGCGAGACCGAAGCCGCCAAGCTCAAAGGCCGCGCCTCGCCGGTCGCCGATCGCCTCGCCGCGTACAGCCGTTAACCAGTCCAACCAGGGAGAGACCGATGTCCGACTACGCCAGCGCCGGAAAAGATCCCGAAGGCCTGCAGAAGGCCGTCACCTTCGCCGACTTCCTCCGCATGATCGAGTACGGGACGTTCCACCAGCTGTGCGGCGAGGAGCTTCGGGATCTCGCCGCGGCAATGGAAAACCATGCCGCAGAGAACAGTGGCGTTGCCAAGGCGAAGATGGTGATCACCATCGAGTTCAAGAAAGAGAAGGGCATGCACTACATCTCGCCCAAGCTCAAGGTGACGCTGCCGGAAGACAAGCCCGGCACCACGGTCATGTGGCTCTCGCCGGAAAACTACTTCACGCCGCAGGATCCGCGACAGCTCGTCATGTTCGGCAAGCCGCGCGAGGTCTCCGACCCGATCTTCGGCACCGGCGCCACCTGAATCACCCATCACCACCGTCATGCCGGGACTTACTCCCGGCATCCACGCCTTCGTCATAGGAGATTCGCATGAACGACCTGAAAGGCCCCACCGAAGCCGGTGCGCTGGCCGACATCATCAAGGACAACTTCAAGCCCGAAGTGCAGACCATCACCACGGTCAACGGCCGCGACGTGCAGGTCCTGATCGCGCCCAAGGGCATGGAAGCGCAGAGCCTGAAAGACATCGTGGACCGACACCTGCCGGTGCCTGAGCGCCGCAAGGGCACCGCCCAGGTCACGACCTTGGACAGCTTCATCGCCCTGGCCAACCGGTTCAAGGACGCGGAGAGCGCGCTCTATGCCAACCCGTCCATGACGGAAGCCAGCCTGATGGCGATATTCAATTACAACCGCCGCGGCGGCGATGCGATCACCAACCTGGCCGGCGGCGGTGTCGCGCGCTGGAACGACCATCGCGCGGTCTATCCGCTGCCGTTGTCCGAAGAGTGGAAGAAGTGGCTGGAGATGGACGGCGAGCCGATGAAGCAGGGCGAGTTCGCCGCCTTCATCGAAGACCGGCTCGGCGACATCGACATGCCGGATGCGCAGCTTGTCGGCAACATCGCCGAGGCGGCGACCGGCGGCGACTTCGGCACCAAGACGCCGGCGGAACAATTGGCCGCCCTCGCGAAGCTCCTGGGCGGCAACTTCGCCACTCCGGCGCAGATGGTCGAGCTCTCTCGCGGCCTGTCCGTCTATGAGACCTCGAGCGTCAAGGGGGCCGTCAATCTCGGCACCGGTGAGGCGACGATCCAGTACCAGAACAGCCACGGTGACGCAGAGGGCAAGCCGCTTCGGGTGCCGAACCTGTTCCTGATCGCCATCCCGATCTGGCTGCACGGCAAGCTCTACCGCATCGCGGCTCGTCTCCGCTATCGGGTCTCCGGGTCCAGCGTGGTCTGGTTCTACCAGCTCTACCAGCATGAGCGCGTCTTCGACTACGCCTTCAAGGAAGCCGCCAACCGCGCCCAGGCCGAGACCGAATTGCCGCTGTTCTTCGGCAAGCCGGAATAGCCGCCATGCCTTCGCCGTGGATCATCACCGCCGACGGTCGCCGCTTCGACCTGCTTTGTCCCTCCCTGGAGCAGGTGAGTTTGCGCGTGATCGCGGCGGCCACGGCGAAGATGTGCCGCTGGACCGGCCATATCCAGGGCTTCTACAGCGTGGCCAGCCACAGCGTCGCGGTCGCCCAGCTCTGCCGTGATGCGGTGAAGCCCTATGCGCTGCTGCACGATGCGGCGGAAGGCTATCTGGGCGACGTCTCGACGCCGCTGAAGAACGCAATGCGCATGCTCTCGCCGGCGGCCCTGGCCGCCTATGACCAAGTCACCGAGCCGGTCGAGCGCGCGATCCATCTCGCCTGTGGCCTGCAATGGCCGGTGCCGATGGATATCCATGCCGAGGTCAAGCATGCCGACCTGGTCATGTTGGCGACCGAGTATCGCGACCTGATCCCGCCCGGCAGCCCGGCGCTCGATATGCCGGTCGATATGCCGCCGCCGCGCGCGCGACCGATCATATTCGAGCACGACGAATATTGGGGCGTCGCCAAGGACGTCTTCATCGACTTCGCCCGCGGCCTGCATCGCGACGGCCTGCTGCCGAAACTGCCGGGGCTTGTTGCATGACCGACTTTCTCGCGACCGCGCGCAGCCTGGTCGAAGCCGAGCGCAAGCGGCAGATCGCCGTGGAAGGTTGGACCCTGGCGCATGATGATGAGCATAGCGACGGCGAGATGCTGCGCGCCGCGATGATCTATATGCACTGGGGAACCGGTCATGGCATGACACTGCGCGAGGACGGCGCACCGCTCGGCTGGCCCTGGGATGTCAAATGGTGGAAGCCGAAGACCAGGGCTCGCAATCTGGAACGCGCCGGCGCTCTCCTGCTGGCAGAACGCGAGCGGTTGACACGCGTCGTCGTCCACCGGATCGCCCCAAGGCCACGATCGCGGCTTGAACACTTGAAGACACCGAGCATGACGCCGGACGAGGTTCGGCGCGGCCTACCGACCACCCATGTATCTCTGAAACTGGATCTCTGCATCTCCGCCCTGGCTGCGGTGCTGGAGACCGGCGCATGACCGACCACGACAAGCTGGTGAACACCGCCTTGAATCAGGCCGTCAAGAACGCCGCCTCGGTCTTCGTCGATGAACTGGTCAGCAGCACCATGCTGGCCGTCCAACAGGATCCGCGTGCCTACGGCTTCGTGACACTGAAGGAGCATGACGCCCGCGTGACCGAGCTCCTGGAGGCGAACAACCGCGAGGTTGAGCACCGCCGCGCGGCGATCGGGGCAAAGTTCCTGGATCTCTACCCGGCCGACACCTGGCATGAAGATTTCGGGCCCGTCCTGTGGTGGAAGCTGCCGGTGAGCGAGGCGCCCTGGTGCGGTTCGCCCGGCGACAGCGACTGGCCTGGTTATCACACCCACTGGTCGCATCTGCCGCAGGTATGGAACTCCGAAACCGGACGCGCCGCGACCAGGCAAGCCGAGGAACGGAGCGCTGCATGACCGAGCCTAACGTCCATCCCAACATCACCTTCCGGATCACCGGCTATCGGACGATCAAGTTTCCGGATCGCCTGTCGAACGGCCAGCCCGGGCACTTTCAGCACAACCACGACATCTTCTCGGAGTGCGACGTCGAGCGCTTGAAGCAGAGCCACCCGGTCGGCTCCGAGCATGCGCATCTGCCGCCGCCGCCCTGTCGCTACGAAATGGTTTTCACCGGCCCGCGCGACATGATCGAGGAACGCCGGCAGCAATTCTGCCGCGAATGCGGACGGCATACCGGCCAGGTGATCGACAACCGGAAGAGGGGAATCGCGTGAACCGCCCCGACGTCAAGCTCCTGATCGGCATACTTCTCATCTGCGCGCTCGCCGCCGCGGTGACGGGCTGCGCTGATCGTTCCGACAAATGGTTGGGCGGCCTGGCCTTCGACGTCGCCGGCGCCGCGATTGGACTGGCGGGGAACTGACATGGCCGAAGCCGACGACATCAAGCGCGAAGCCGAAGATCACCAGCTTGCCGACCCGGACGCCTTCGCCGCCGATCACATGACGGTCGTGTCCTGCGAGCACGGCACGATCTGGATCCGCCTCCACGACGCCGCCGGCAAGGTCCGGGCCTTCGGCTGCTACGACCCCGAAGGCGCGCTGAACTTCATCGACGCGGTCGCCGATGAGACCGACAAGGTGATCGACCGGCACACCGGCGGCTGCGGGAGTGTGCACTGATGGCTTATGAGACCGGCGTCGAGTGGACCGATTCTACCTGGCCGATCGTGCAGGGCTGCGACTATGAGAGCCCCGGCTGCACCAATTGCTATGCGGTGCCGCTGATCTGGCGCCTCGCCCACAATCCGAACCCGAAGATCGCGGGCCCGCTGCAGGGCCTGGTCGAGAGCCGGAACGGCAAGCTGGTTTGGACCGGCAAGGTCGCGTTGCGCGAGGACCGCCTCTCCGATCCGCTGACCTGGACCAAACCGCGCAAGATCTTCGTGCCGAGCCACGGCGACATCTTCCATGACGAAGTGCCGGATGCGTTCCTGGACAAGATCTTCGCCGTCATGGCGCTGTGCAACCATCACACCTTCCAGGTCCTGACCAAGCGGCCTCAGCGCATGCGCAAATACATGCGCGCGAACACCGTCCGCGACTGCACCCTGCGCGCCGGCAGTGCCTGGCCGCTGCCGAACGTCTGGCTCGGCACCTCGATCGAGGATCAGGCGCGCGCCAACCAGCGACGCCACCCCATGGCGGATCTCGCCGGCGAAGGCTGGCTGACCTGGGTCTCCTACGAGCCGGCCCTTGAGCGCGTCGATTGGATCAACTGGGGCTTCCTGAAGTGGATGGTGATCGGCGGTGAATCCGGTCCGAACGCAAGATTGTTCCACCTCTCCTGGATGGCACTCGCGCTCGAATGGGCGCAGCTGCGGGGCATCGCCGTCTTCGACAAGCAGCTCGGCAGCAACCCCCGCCTGCAGCAGTTGACCTTCAAAACCAAGGACCGCAAGGGTGGCGACCCGGCCGAATGGCCGGCCGACCTGCGGATCCGCGAGTTCCCCGCCTCGGCACCCGTCTCCCGAAGCCTGGAGGGCGCAGGGAGATGAGCGAGCGGCCGATGAACTGGGAAGCCGTCGGCGGCTATCTGCTGCAGGAAGCCGCCGATACGCGCCAGAAGGCCTCCGGCGTCAAGGATGCGCCGGTGCTGCGCCTCCGCCTTACGATCACGGCCGACCTCTGCGACGCCGTCGGCCGGGCTCTCTTCTTCGGTGCGACCGGCAAGGACAAGGGAAGATGAAAGACTTCACCCCCACGAAAGAGACCATCAGCCTGCACGGGCTCGGCTTCATCCAGGTCGTGCTGGGCGGGAATCAGCGGCTGCATGTCTGGCACCCCGATCTGCCGCGCCGCAACTGCTATGCGCATTCGGCGGTGCACAATCACCGCTTCAGCTTCACCTCGCGGGTGCTGAAAGGCGTCCAGGTCAACCAGCGCTGCGACCTCGAGGTCGTCAAGCCGGAGACCGGCTCGCACATCCTGATCAGCCACAATGGCCCGCGCAGCGAGAAAGGCGGGCGGCTGAGCTTTCCAGTCGCCGATGTCAACGTCTACCTGCGGGCGGTCGAGCGCTACGGGCCCGGCGAGGAGTATTCCATGCCGGCCATGGAATACCACCACACGCCCTGCGAAGGCGTCGTGGTGACGATCATGCGGAAGCTGGAAGAGATGACGACGCTGCACGCGAACAGCGTCTGCCGGCGCGGCATCGACTTCCATTATGACTTCGACCGCTTCCAGCTCAGCCCGGAACAACTCTTTGCTTATGTCGTCGATGCGCTGGCGAGCGACTGGGCGGGCGTGGTGACGGCATGAAGGCGAACGTTGCCGTCAAAGTTTCCAGCAGCCTGCAAGACATCGCCGGCACGATCGACCGCATGCTGGCGGAGGCAGCCGGCGAACGCGTCGGATTCCAGCTTCTCGTTTGGGCCGGTGGTGAAGTCTCCTACGTCGGGACGGAAACGAACCACGAGCGGGCAATCAAGGCCTTCGAGGAGTTGATCGCGAAGTGGAAGGCGAACACGGTCGAAACGCCGGCACATCTGAGGAATTGAAAGATGGCTGAGACAAAGTGCTTCCCTACCACCGCCGTTCTCTCGACCACCACCGGCATCCTCATCTCCGATATCGGCGGCGTCTATGACGTGCTGAACTATATGACCGGCGAGAGCGTCTTCACGCACCAGATACCGCGCATCAGTCGCGAAGCGACGCCGGTCATCGTGGCGATGCACCCGCAGTTGCAGGCCGCCATCGACGAAGCCAGCAGCGTGACACCAGAGAACTGGGCCGAATGGCGCGACCGCTGGCTTGACCGATATGGCCCTGAAATCGCGGTTCCGAAGTTCGATACCGATCAGCATGAGCGGATCGACCCGCTTTCCGAGCTCGCTGAGAAGGTATCACCCGACAAGATCATCATGATCGAGGTGCCGCAGGCCGATCACCGATGACCGCAATCATCCAGCCCGTCCGCCTCCAACTCTCCCGCCGCAAGGGCTTCGACCTGCAGGCTCTGTCGCGGGCGAGGAACGGCCTGCCGGCGGTGAACGTCGCGCGGCCGAGCAAGTGGGGGAATCCATTCGACTTCCGGTCGGCCGAGTATGGATGGATCGCTATTTCTTACGGCTGCCGCGCGGATCGGCTCGGACGGCAACAGGCCTCTGTGTTCGCCTTCAAGGGCTGGGTCGCGCCCGGACATGGCCGCAAGACGATCGCCATGGAAGAACAGCCCAGGCTGGCCGGCGACAAAGGCGACGTGCCGCTCGGTCCGAAGATCACAGCCGGTGAGGCGCCGGCTCTCGCTGAGATCGTCGCGGTGCTGAAGGGCAAGAACCTCGCTTGCTGGTGCAAGCCTGGCGAACCCTGCCACGCCGACGTGCTGCTGGAGATCGCAAACCAATGACCGTCTGCCGCATGCCGCAGATCCGCCTGGTCGCCTTCGACGATCGCCAGGGCAAGTTCATCTTCGTCGCGGTGCCGAATGAATACGGCCGCTATCTCCGGACCGATCGCAGCGTCGCCTATGTCGCCTGCGAGCTCTGCGGCGCTACGGTCGGCGAGCCTTGCCGGCACCCCCGCATCGGCAAGTACCATGGCCAGACGCATGCCGTCCGCCGCCACACCTTCCAGGTCCAGTTCGCCGGGCACTGGAGGGATGCGCCGCACCGCGACGTGCTAGACCTCGCCGATGGGGCGACGGTAACCATCAAGGCGGGGCATACATGACCGCCACGGCCCGAAAATCCGAGTCTCCAACCTGGCCGCTCACCCAGTCCGAGCTCGCCGTGAAGCTGCAGGTTTCCGAGCGGACCCTGCGTGAGTGGTTGAAAAAGCTGCGAATTTCCTTCCCGGAGATTGTCTTTTACTCCGGGACGGAGAGGCATAAAATCTTCGAACAGCAACATTACAATCGGGTGATCGAAAGCCTTCCATGCCTCTCAAAGCCAAAGTCCCGAAGGGGCGGACGTACTACTACCTCCGCGGCACCGTCAAAGCCGGGAAGAAGTCACGATCCGTTTACGAGAGTACTGGCATTGGCGCAGGGGAGGCCGGTGCTGCTGCCCGCGTCGAAGAAATCCGGCTGCAGCGCGAAACCAAGATCTACAACGCGCTCCTCTACGGCGAGCAGCACGTCGTCACCTTCACCGAAGCTGCGACTGATTACTGCGAGCAGCGGTACCAAGACCGAGTAGCCGAGAATCCCGAGCGCGCCGGCGCCGCGGACAAGGAAGCCGAATACGTCGCGAAGTGGATCCGGTTCCTGCGCGACCGCGGCGTCGCCGATATCCCCCTCGCCGACTATGTTGAAGACGAGAACCGCCGTCGGCAGACCCCGGTGCGAAAAGGCGAGGCGAAGCGATCGCCGAAGGACCTGTCGCACATCGGCGCCTATTTCTCCGAGCTGCATGACGCCAAGGGCAATGGGCTCGATACCAAGCAGCGCGAGGCCAACGTCTATTGCGCGGTGATGAACCACGCCGCGGCGAAGGGCTGGATCGGCGCCGACTTCCCGCGGCCCGAACTGCCGGTGCAGGACATCTTCGCGACGCCGATCAACAAGTGGCTCTACAACGAAGAGGTCCGGCTGCTGATGAAATGCGCCGGACCGAAGCTGAAGATCTTCGTCGGCGGCGTCTTCGCGACCGGCATCCGCGGTGGCGCGCTGCTCTACATCAGCCGCCGCCAACCGAACTATGCGGATCCGCTCGGCACCGGGCTCAACCTCGAGCCCGGCCACGAAGAGTTCTATCTCGGCTGGACCCGAAGCAAGAACCGCAAGCCGATCACCCGGTCGATTCCGGACTGGTATGTCGCCATGCTGCACGACTACCTCGAGACTCGGACCGACCCGCACGACGCCCTGATCCTGACGCCGAAGAACCGGCCTTATAAGAAGCCCCGCCGGCAGAGCGGCTTCCAGGTCAAGACCGCCTGGAAGGCCATGCGGGAGCGCGCAGCAGCCGTTGTGGAGCGCCTGGCACGCCGGAAGCTCCGCCAGGGCGACAAGCGCCAGGCGGCCCGCCTGATGCTCCGGGCGGCCACCCTGCGCACGGTGACGCCCCATTGGGGCCGGCACAACGCCGCCAGCCACATCATCCGGAGCGGCCGGGGCAAGCTCGCCGCCCAGAAGGCCGCCGGCTGGCGCTCCGAGCGCATGGTCGAGCGCTACCTGCACCTGGCGCCGGAATACGCCAAGGAGCTGGCGAACAGTCTGGACTTCGGGATGGGGAGGAAAGCCGCGGCCCGGCCGTCGACCAAGCCGCGCGGCCGACGCAAGGCGACCGGGACGGAGGGATAGATGACGGTCAGAGAGTTGATTGCGGTCTTAAGCAGTTACGATCCGGATCTTCCCGTCGTCATAGACCAAGAGCAGACAATGACCATCAACGTTGTCGAGACGACGGCCCTTGGCCACAAAGTCGTGTTTA